ACACTGATTAATATCCAAGAGCGCAAGATTTCCGCGTTTGAGGCGTTTTTAAAGAGTTTGTGATTTATAAATAAATAAAGACAACGCAAAGTATAACGGAGTTTTACAAATGTCTGAGACCCTCGACAAAGAGTTAGATAACATGGAGCAAGTGGACGAAGGCTCTAATCCTGTCACCAAAAACGCAAAACCTGGTGATCCTATTGACACCTCGAAAGGTGGCGCAACCAAAGTTATCGACGTTAACACCGATTCGGAAGAAGGTGCTAAAGGTACGAAGAACGCTGGCGCTTCTGCTGCTAAACCAGTAGGTAAGGCACCTGTTCCTTCTACAAAACCGTCTGATGCTTCCGCTAAAATGGAGGAAACTGAAGATGGTGAAGAAGCAATCACCGAAACCAAGTACGACTTTACTCAAGATGTTGACGCTCTTGTATCTGGTGAGGAACTCTCAGAAGAATTCAGAGAACGTGCAGTAACGATCTTTGAAGCTGCTGTAACATCTCGCGTTAACGATGAAGTTAAAGCGTTGCAAGAAGCATTTGAATCTACTTTGACTGAAGAAGTCGCAAAGATTCAAACAGAATTGGCCGAGAAGGTAGACGATTATCTCTCTTATGCCGCCGATACATGGATGAAGGAAAATTCCCTTCAGATCGAGCACGGCATTAAGACTGAGATGGCAGAATCGTTCTTCAAAGGTCTAAAAGGTCTCTTCTTAGAGCACAACTTTACTGTGCCTGAGGAGAAGTTTAACCTGCTCGATGGAATGGCAGGTGAACTTGATGATATGGAGAATAAGCTCAACGAACAAATCGACGCTAATGTTGCATTGAATAAGCGCATTGGCGAATTTGTAAAAATGGAAATTGTGAACGAATGCGCTACTGGTCTCGCAGAGACACAGAAAGAGAAGCTTGCTTCTCTTGCAGAGGGTGTTGAGTTTGAAACTGAAGAAGACTATCGCAAGAAAGTCGAAACGATTAAGGAATCCTACTTCACTAGAAAGGCTGAACTTACAGAATCTGTAAGTGACCCCACTGAAGAAGCATCGGAACCCCTTGTCGAAAGCACAACGAGTGGATCAATGTCGAAGTACGTTGATGCTATCGCTCGCTGGTCCAAATAATTTAAAACTACTTTAACTCGGAGACAAAATCCTAATGGCTAACATTAAGCAACTCCAGGAAAAGTGGGCACCCGTTCTGAATCACGATTCTCTGCCCGAGATTGAGGATTCTCACAAGAAAGGCGTAGTCGCACAACTTCTGGAAAACCAAGAAAAAGCATTAACTGAAGAAGCTGGTATCCTTAACGAGACTCTTCAAACAACAGGTTACACTGGTGGCGATACCGCGACTGGTCCTGTTGCTGGTTTCGACCCTGTACTGATCTCTTTGATCAGACGTTCGATGCCTCAATTGATCGCCTATGATATTGCAGGCGTTCAACCGATGACTGGTCCTACTGGACTGATCTTCGCAATGCGTACTAACTACGGTAGCGAAAGAGATCCTGCCGCTGGCGGTTACGATGAAGCATTCTTCAACGAGCCTAACGCTGGTTTCTCTGGTGGTGCTGGTAACGCATACGATCCTGGCGCTTCCTCTTCTGCTAACAACGATGCTGAAGGCAACAACCCTTCACTGTTGAACGACTCCCCTGCTGGTACATACGAGCAGACTGGTGACGCAACAGGCATGAGCACTTCTACTGCAGAAGGACTTGACGACAGCAACGCAACTAACACTGCCTTCCGTGAGATGGGTTTCTCCATCGAGAAGGTAACCGTTACTGCGAAGTCTAGAGCACTCAAAGCTGAGTACAGCATTGAACTTGCTCAAGACCTTAAGGCAATTCACGGTTTGGATGCCGAGCAAGAGCTCGCTAACATCCTCAGCACTGAAATCCTTGCTGAAATCAACCGTGAAGTTGTTCGTACCATCTTCACAAACGCTGTTGCTGGTGCTCAGAACAACACTGCTAATGGCGGTATCTTTGACCTCGACGTTGACTCCAACGGTAGATGGTCTGTAGAGAAGTTCAAAGGTCTTCTGTTCCAAATCGAAAGAGATGCTAACGCTATCGGTCAGCAAACTCGTAGAGGGAAGGGCAACATCCTCATCTGCTCTGCTGATGTGGCTTCTGCTCTCGGTATGGCAGGCGTACTTGACTACTCTCCTGCTCTTAACGGCAACAACGCTCTTACAGGTGTAGACGATACTTCCTCTACTCTCGTAGGTACACTCAACGGTAAGATCAAGGTCTACGTTGATCCTTATTCTGCTAACGTTGCAGATAAGCACTTCTATGTTGCTGGTTACAAGGGTACTTCCCCTTATGACGCAGGTCTGTTCTATTGCCCTTACGTTCCTCTTCAGCAGGTTCGTGCGATTAATCCTAACACCTTCCAGCCCAAGATTGGCTTCAAGACTCGTTACGGAATGGTTTCTAACCCCTTCGCACAGGGTCTTACACAAGGTAGCGGTGCTCTGACTGCTAATACTAACAAGTATTACAGAAGAGTTCAGGTTGCTAACCTTATGTGATCTAATCACAACTAATTTTAAGAGGGTGCTTGACACCCTCTTTTTTTATGCTATAATTTATTTGTAAGGAAGGGACGCCTGACTTACAGGGAGTGACTGAATAAACTTACTGGCATTTTGCTAGTTAAGGTGATAAGACAGGGGTGGTGCCCGCTGCTGGGAACAGTAGAACTACATACCAAGTAGGTCTTAGGCATAGAAGTATTTCTAAACTGTAGAAATGCCCTTCTATTGTTGGTATACAGGAATCCAACCTCCCACACACACCACACATAAATAGTGACGAATATCGTCGCCACCGAGGGAAGTCTGGTCAGAATCAGACACTCCCTCTTTTTTATTGTAATGTATCTTCGTGTACAAAAAATAAGAGTTATGTCAAGGGACAAAGTACCTATGGGTTTTGTCAGAGTTTGAATATAAGTAGTAGTAGAATTAAGCGAGGTGGAAAAATGATCCCTACCCTTTACCATATTATGAAGACCAGTTACGGAGTGAGATCATGCACAACATCACATCGAGCAATCAGTTAAACGAGTGGCGTCATTTCGAGGATACAGTCGATACTATTTCTGTCGAGAACCAGAAACTAAATGACTACTACGAATGTCTGATTGAATGCGAGATCACACATCAAAATTCATGTAAACGAATTTGCAAGGAGGTCCTTATGACCTAAATAAATTACCGTGTGAAGGAAGTGTTGAGGGGCGTAAATGCCCCTCTTTTTTTAATGCTAAATATTTTTATACCTGATATTTACATCATGGATTATAAACCCTATTCCCCTGAGTGGCATCGTAAAAGATACTTGAAAGAAGCATTAGACAAGTATCTTGACGAGTACGTCCCAAACAAAGTCATTTGTGATGACATCTTGAGTATTCTCTCTGAAAGATCTGAGTCAGCATATGCTGAATGGAATAAAACAGAGGAACTCTCTGAGATGATTCATTCTAAATAACACTGTATCTGGTGTATTTTATGCTCTCGACTGCGTATCGACTCCGCTTGGAGTCCATTTGTAGGTGTATCGCTAACAACGAAGAAGTCCCCCTAGAGGACATGATCTGGGCAGAGAAACTTGCCAAAAGACACACACTTGCCCGCGACTGGTTAAAGCAGGCACGTCGTCAGTCTGCTGGTATTGAAGAAGGAACTACAGATGATTTTCTGAATAGGATGGGACTAGGAGACCCCGACCCATCCAATCATAAAACGGGGTTCAAAGGTGCTGATGATATTGTAGATTGGTTCAATAGAGACAAACCCGACGATTGGAGGCAACGCGACTAATGGTTCCACTAACAGCAGTAATTTATTCAAACGGCAGTCAAGAATGTGAGAGGGTTGCATCCCTACTTAAATCATTAGGAGGAGAATTTCTAGAATACAAACTAGATCAACACTTTACACAAAGAGCATTTGAACAGGAATTTGGAAAAAATGCAGTGTATCCTCAAGTTGCTCTTGGTGCTAAACATATCGGAGACTTGAAAGATACGCTACACTATTGTAAGGATCATGGCATGTTTGTCTGATGACTAAATAACTCTACCAACTCTTAATTATGATTACTGACATTCACTTTGAGGATTTTATTGGTATCTTTGATACTGAATTTGATCCAACTGATTTTATTGAATACTTTGCACATTGCAAAGAAACTGGTGTAGCATTTGATAGAAGAGGATTTACTTCTAACAATCAAAAACTTGCTGATACCAGAAGAGATGCATGTTTACCCATTGATTATTTCATGGATGAAGGCAACGCTCCACCAGAAGTGTCGTCTTTCATGATTGATAAAGACTTAAACTCAACGTACTTGAAACGGTACAATCAAGTTTTGAACATGTGTATGAATGAATATGCTGGTAAGTATGAACGTCTCACGATGTATAAATTACAATCTGCATATCTCAATATTCAAAGAACTCGTAAGTCTGAAGGATATCATGCTTGGCACTCTGAAAATAGTGCGCCTGGTTGCACCAAAAGAGTTCTTGCTCACATGATGTATCTCAATGATGTTGAGGAAGGTGGAGAAACAGAATTTCTGTACCTTGGTAAAAGATTTACACCAATCAAAGGAAGATTATTAATTTGGCCTGCTGGGTTTACACACACCCACAGAGGTAATCCTCCTCTCAGCGGAGACAAATATATCGCAACTGGTTGGGTGGAAAACGCTAACCTCTAAACAAA